GGTCAAGTACGAACTCTTGAATCTAGATTAGATAGTATAATTAACATTAATGACTTTATTCCTGCTGGTACAACTACAAGTACTACTAACTGTGCTGGATTTATAAACAATGCGATAAATGCTTTACCAGCAACAGGAGGTAAAATTATATTTCCTTCGGGACTTTATAAATTAACTTCTGCCATAACTATTACTAAAAACGCTGTTGTTCTTGAAGGAGCTTGCGGAATGGTTGTAAATAGTGATAACTACGGAGCTAGATTTAAAAGAGATGATGACGATAATAATACTTTTATAAGTATTACAAATGCAAGATCAATAGAAATAAGAAATATTGGATTTATTGGTGGAACCGTAGATAACCAAAATACAGGAGGAGCAGGGGTAAAACCTCCTGATGGTGCAATTCATGTTGTTG